AGGACTTGACGAATTATTTACAAAAATATTGTATTGTGACGCTGTAATTGTATCACCTGCTACATATGCCATATTATTTTACTCCTATCACGCATTCGTGTAATTCTGTTTGTTGTGAGTATTTAGCCTTCAACAGCCTACCTAGGGTATTAAAAGCGGTACATTCCTCTAGATTTGCTACTCTTGCTTCTCCGTTACCTGCAGAAACGATACGAGCACCTGCAGATCCTGTGCCCTTTACTTTAACTCTTACACGTCCTTTGAGTGCTATCATAGGGTGTGAATCATCGTTTCCTGCGTCTTTATTCATTAAAAACGCTGGATTTTCAGAAACCACTCCAAATACAGCATCGTCTAACTCTTTCATACACTTTGTAATCTCTTTATCTCCACCTAATATTACTACATCACCGCACTCTACAGCAACATCTGTCTCATATCTCTCTGCTAGATCGGCATATTGTGCCGCTGTTGATGTTGCGTGTACTATGTTAGCTCGAATATCTACTAGTGTGGGTGCTGACATCTCACCGCCGCCGCCTGATTTGAACGCTGTCCAAGCACCTCCTGCGTTACCATATATAGTTGTACCATCATCGGCAAACGTTTCGTCCCATACCCAGTATAGGTCTTGCTCAGTAACAGATGATGTTGATCCTCGATTAACTTTTAGTCCTGTGTAATTTGGCATTCCAGCCGCTGAAGATACATTTCTATTCAACTCAATAATGTTGTCTTCTACTGATAAACTAGATGTGTTTAATGTTGTAGTTGTTCCATTAACTGTTAAATTACCTGATACAATTAAATCTGTAATATTACAGGTTCTTAGTTGACCATCCACATACATAACTGTGGTTGATCCTAAAGAATTAGTTACATCAAATTTTATGTCACCGTTCAATGTGTTGTTTTTTATAACAGCATCACTACCAGATACTGATACTGTAAGATCTGATCCAACACCTACAGTTAATCCGCCATCAGCAAGAATTCCTAAAGTGCCTGATGTGGTATCATTGGCGTTAGATCTTAGATAGTTTGCCGCGGCGACTCCGCCCAATGCATCTGCATCTGTGGCTGTGCCTGTTAATTTGTTTCCTGATATTGCTGTAGAAAGAGTGATACCTTTGTAGACTGTCGCAAATCCTGATATTGCTGTGCCTGGTGTGAATTCTTCTGCGGACACAATGCCTACAATGATATCATTAGTAATTAATTTTAGAATAGATTTGTTTACTCCTACACTGTCCGCCACTGTTTCTGACGAAACTTGTGTGACTCCAGATCCTGAAACAGTAGTTGGTCCAATTAGTGTCCAGGCAGTGCCATTGTACACATAGAATTGTGAGTTGTTAGTGTCGAACCAAAAATCCCCTGTGTTGGCGTTGGTGGGCGATGCAGTGGAGTTAGTGGATGATCCTACTGGTTTGAATTTGTTGCCGTTCCATACCTTGATCTGATTGTTTAAAGTATCATACCAAAGTTGTCCTTTTTGTTTGTTTGAGGGTGCGGAAGTGTTGGCGAAATTCTCTAATAATTTGACGAGGTTCTCATTCAGTCGCTCACCAAATCCTGCATAGCCTTTACCAAACAGAGCAAGATCTGTCGTGGTGGTATCGATAGTGCCATCTGCTAGAGTTTTTAAAAGTGTGCCTGCTGTGTTATTAATTGAATATGCCATTATTCTGCGTCCCTAATTTCAACTAACATACTTACATCACCTAGTAATTTGATTAGTACTACAGCAAGGTCTTTATTAATTATTGATTTAACAGTGTTAATTTCTTCCACTGTCAATGCTGAGGTTATATTTGCATTAATATAGTCTGCTGTTTCTTGTTGTGTAATCATACTAATTGCTCTTGTTTGCTGAAACCTCTGTTAAAAATTCTACGTTGCCTACTAATTTAATTAAAATATCTGCTAGAGCAGGATCAAGCATTCTGTCCACAAGTGCTTCGTCGTCTGCTGTCCATACCTCTGACCACGTTGCATTTATATACTCTGTAACTTGCTCTTTTGTTGCCATAATTCGTAGATATCCTTACTGCTATTTATTATTTGTTCGCTGTATGCTAATCTGGGTATCGTCTGATATCCAATCCAGGCTTTTGGACGCATAATGCTTGTCTTTTGTAAGGTCTTTTAAAAAAGTTTTGACGTGATTTTCTGTTAATTCCATGCCGTGATATTTGATGTATCTCTTCTGCAGAGCACCTTCTGATGTAGTTGTGAATACCAGTTGCATATTTTTACTGCGAGCCAACTCAAATAGGGCATCCACGCACATTCTTAGAGCTCTGTGCAACTGTCGTTTGTTGGCATCTTTGTCTGCCACTACCCACTCCATGAAAGCAAACTCCGTGCCCATGCCTATGTACAGTCCGCCCGCACACAGGGGAACACCGGCTTCTTCCACAATGATCCCATCTGGTGGTAGCACTTCTCTAGGCACCACTCCAAACTCGTGCTGATTCCACCATTTGACCAGTGTGTCGTAGTCCGTGTCTCTGCTCCAGGGCCTAGTCTGCATTTTTTTGTATCACAATCTTGTTAATGTTATAGTCTTTTGTGTGGAAACACAGGCTCACACACTCTGCCACATCCGCCGGCTGTAGTTTAGGATACTGTTCCCAAAGTCCCACAGTCATATCAGTGTACACTGTGTCTGGACACACATCATAGATGTTCAATTTTTTATCCACAATGGCCTGTTGTATCTGTCCTATGTATTGTATCAATTCTCGTTTTATTCTTTTGTATTCTATATACTCCTCGTCCTGCATATCTTCGTCTGCTCCCTCGGGTGTGCCTGACGTGCTGGTTATCACTGCCACTCCAAGTGCTTTGTTGGAATAACGATCCACAATCTTTTTCAACATATTCAACTGCGAGTGCTGAGCATATGCATTTAGTACCACGTAATCAAAGTCCTGTATTCTTTCCACAATCTCGTCCTCTCTATCCAATACATCGTGTCCTGTGCTCTTACTCAATCCCACACACTCATACCCTTCTCTGGTGAGACGATCATATATCGCTCGTCCTATACCGCGGGTATGTCCTGTGATCAATGCCTTAGGCTTTTTGTTTTCTTGATTCATACAACTCCGCTAACTCTTTTAGACCTTCAAACTTCTCGTCATAGTTCTTTAGATAGGATTCGTATGCTTCTGGAGTGTACTCAGACTCTTTGTAAAAATCGATCAACAGCGTCAATCTCTCGCCTGGATTGCGATTGAATCCGTTGTGTGGTTGCTCGCCTGGTTTAAAAGCGAACTGATTGCCTGTCTTGAATGTGTGTAATCTTTTTTCCTTGGTCGTTAAATCCTGATAGTACATTCCGCTGTCATCTCCGCCGCCGTCATCAAAACACATTTGAAATCTCCATCCGCCCTCGTCATCTTTGTGAGTGCCTATAGATGTGTTCGGTCCTACCACCATAAATGCCACATTGGTCTTATAGGGGAATTGTCTTAGTATATCATAGAGAGTAGGGAAATCCTCGTAGGACTGTCCCTCGTGATCTCCAGAACTTATGCCCAGTGCTCTCCAATCTCCTTTGACATAGTCACCCGGACGATCTGTGTCTGAGAAGTCGTCAGCAAGTCCACGCACTCCGTCAGAAAAATCTTCAGGATCTAAAAATATCTTGTCCTGTTTGTTGATATACTCTTGTCTGATTTTTTCAAAGTTTTGCTCTAATAACTTGAAGCATTCGCCTTGTTTTCCTTGATAAAAACTATTTTCCATCATTTAATATTTTAACATTTTTTTCATGAATTTGTCTATCATGATCCTGCCAAATACCAAAAAATTTATCACCGTGATTGAATAATTCTTCTTTTTCGCTGATCTCAAAGTAGTCAGTGAACTCTATACCGTTAATAATGATTCTTCTATACTCTGTTCCAAACACATATACCACGTGTTCATCATCGCCCATCGATACTGAGTGAGCACTGTCTTTAACTCGCATCCAAACATCGTCCTCTTTTACCATGTGTTCTCCAGATACTTTAACACCTTTGTAATCATAAAGATTATCAATTAAAAACTTACCTGTAGCAAATACATAACCACCCACAGCAACTTCATCTCGTAAATCTACCAGTTCAACTGGTTTGGTTGTACCATCTGCCATTGTGATCGGTGTGCCTGCAAGGAAACATCCGCCGCCACCTCCTGGTGTGCCTGACGATGACCCACCTACTGTATCACCAAATCCTGCTGATGTTGACAAGAATTCAATACCTGAGTTAAACATAGCCTTCCATTCTCCTGCGACTTTTACATAAGCGGCTGTAATCTGTTTCCATGCGCCTGATACTTTATAATATAAATTATTAGTATCTTTCCAATCACCTGCTACCTTATATTTTGCTTGAACTCCAATATCAAAAGTTAATACTATTAAACCGTTTCCGCCTGATGTTGAGGCTCTTGCTCCTTCAGCAACTCCAGATTGATACACAGCGTCTCCTGTTCCTCCTGGTGTTCTGCCTGACCCGTTGTTCTCTGTGCCACCAGCTGGTACAAGATTTGATCCTGAATAACCACCTGTGCCTCCATTGTCTCCACTGCCTCCGTTGCCACCTCGTCCGCCATTGGCTCCACCGCCTCCTGCACCTCCACCTGCTCCGTCTCCAGAGTGATCAGCACCGTTTTCTCCCAGTGTGCTTGGGGAGCCTGCTGTGGCTGAATTGCTGTTTATACCCACTGTGCCCGCTGAATGTTGTCCGTCTCCAGCACCGCCGCCACCGCCACCTGCTATTGCGATATCAACACCGTTGATCTGTATAACAGAGGCTCCACCACCTCCACCGCCCGATCCTGAGAAAGGAGTTGGTCCTGAATTACCTCCACGTCCTCCTGAATATCCTGTTAAACTCTTTCCATTTTTTCCACCAGCGGCACCACCACCTGATGAACCACCTGCTCCACTGCCGCCCACTGCGACTGTAAGAGTTTGTCCTATGTATGGTTTTAAATCAAATGAGGATTTTGTTACATAATGTCCTGCGGCTCCAGGTCTTCCAGGACCAGCAGAATCACTACCACCGCCACCGCCTCCACCACCCCACATAGAGATGTTCATAGAAACTGTGCCTGCTGGTATTGCTACCTCTTGTTTAGTGCCTGTGTAGGTAAAAGTTTTAACAATAGTTGGCATAGGAGATTAAGCCTCCCTTACGAACCAAAAGTCTCCATCATTACCATCACCCGAAGTAGGTGCTACAGTGGAAACATATTTTTCTGATGAGCCCCATTTTGGTTGCTCACTGTTTATTAAATTAACAACTGCTCCTGTTGACGGGACATCAGTTACTGCTGTGTTGGAAGTTGTTATTGTTTCTACAGACGGTCTAGCAAACCACGTTGCTACAACTCGACCTGATGAATCTGTTTTTAAAACTTTTTCTTTATTAGCATTACCGTCTGTGACAGCATCTGCTAATCGAATAACCTGAGAATATACTCCTCCTTCGCCTGCTGACCAATGGTTATCTAAATAACTGTAGAATAATCTTGCATCGTCTGTGTCTGAAGTCTCAACAATAATACCTGAATTTGCCTCTGAGTTTCCAGAATTTAATTTAATAAATGCATCATCATATGTGGAAATATTTGATACTGACGAATTATATTCTCCACTAATATTTAAATTTCCTGTGATTGACACATCTCCTGTGATCACAATATTACCATCAGCACCTGTGATCGCAAAAGGAGTTTTTGTGACTCCACCGTCGTTTACTGTGATAGATAAATCTTTGTCTTGTCTAGTTTGAGCTAAAGTTACATTTCCAGATGTAACTGTTACTGATAATTCTTGTGCATCACCGATGATAATTCCTGAATCTGTATCGATAGTAAGAGCACCTGTTGTGGTGTCTGCCTGATCTGATCTTAGGAAATTTCCTCCAGCAATAATTGTTGCTGATGTGTTTGATGTAGATGACACATCTAATGCCGCTGATTGAGCTGAATTAGCACCTTGGTATACAGCACCTAGTGTTGAATTAAGTGTGAGTCCTGCATACACAGTAGCAAAACCAGCTATTGCTGAGCCAGGAGTAAATGTTTCTTTAGAAAGTATTGCAGTTCTTGTGTTAGCCACATACATAGAAGAAATAACTTTGCTTATTCCCCCTGAATCATTTACTGTTTCAATTTTCCACCCTGATAAACTTTGATTTGCTGTATAGTCTGGACCTATTAATTGCCAAGTAGTTCCTGTGTAGAAATATAATTGTTTGTTTGTGCTGTCAGACCAAAGATCTCCTGCTGACGGAGAAGTTGGTTGTGTTGTTTGTGATTTTGCGCCACCTGTGGGCTTCCAGCTCGTGCCATCGTACACTTTGATTTGTGATGTTGATGTGTCGAACCATAGCTCGCCTGCTAATGGAGCAGTGGGTGCCGCTGATGATGCTGAATTCTCTAATAATTTTACAAGGTTTTCGTTTAATCCTTCACCAAACCCCGAATATGATTTTCCAAATAACTGTAACGATGTGGTGTTATCCACTGTACCGTCAGTGATTGTGGTGATTGCTGTGCCTCTTGTGTTATTAATTACGTACGCCATATACCTATATTTAGTGTTTTCCTACAGATACATAGATCGTGCCTGTACCTGCTGATCGATGATCTTCCATAGCCTTGCCAATAATAGATCCTAATTTAGGTTCAATTGCTTTTTTAGCATAGCCGGCTGTGTTGCCACTAGTTGTTAATAAATCTCCTTTTTCAATTACTCCTTCTACTTTACAAGGCACTTTTCCCACAAGTGCAACAGCAATACCTTCTGATTTGTCATTCATTAGGTAGGCTGGATTTGTAGAAACAACACCTGCTACTCGTGTGTCATTGGCCCATTGAGATATTGTGATTTCTTTTGGTCCTCCAAATATCACCACTGTGCCTGGCTCGTACTCGTGATCTGATTTGTAAACCTCTGCTAAGTCAGCGTACTGAGCTGATGTTGCTTTAGCATAAACTGTATTGTAACCTTTAAGACTTGTGCCAATATCATACGTGGCATCTACAGATGGTACTATACCAGCAGATGTTAATGTTCCTGTAACATTCATTATAGAAAAAGAACTTATTCCTGCACTTGTAATGTTTCCTGTAACATTACCTGTTAATGGTCCTGTGAAAGCAGTTGCATTTACTGTACCTGACACATCTAATTTTGTTGTAGGTGTGATCGTTCCAATTCCTACTCTTGATGCTGAACCATCAATAGTCATAACTGTAGCAGTTGTTCCTCCATCATTGACTTTAAATGTAATATCTGTGTCTACAACTAGATTTGAAATAACGGCTCCTGTTCCGTCAATTGTAATTTTAAAATCGTTGTCAGCACCTACCGTTAATCCAGCATCATTTACAATACCTAATGTGCCTGATGTGGTGTCGTTGGAATCACTTCGTAGATAATTAGCCGCGGCAACTCCACCTAATTTGTCTGCGTCTGTAGACGTGCCTGTAAATTTGTTGCCTGACACAGAAGTGGATAAAGTTATACCTGATGTAATTGTAGCAAACCCTGAAATTGCAGATTTTGGTGTAAATGAATCTTCTGATATAATAGCAATTCGTGTACCGTCATTATAAAGATTTGTGATGTTTTGATCAGCATCTGTGGAATCTTTGATTGTCTCATATGTAAAACCGTTTGTGGTTCCCGAAGTTGAAGGAGGTCCTACTAAAACATTAGACGACCCATTGTAAAAATATAACTGTCCTGTATCAGAATCAATCCAAATGTCTCCAGCAACTTGTCCTGCAGGTGCATCTGATTGATACCTTGCTCCACCTGCAGGAGCGAATGTTGATCCTGTGTATACTTTTAATCTTTCATCAGTTTTATCATACCAAAGTTGTCCAGTAATAGGTTTTGACGGAGCAGTTTGATCTGCAAAATTTTCTAATAGATGTAAAAAGTTTTCAGCAATAACTTCTCCATATCCAGCATATCCTTTTCCTACAAAACTTAAATCAGTTTGTATATTAAGAATTGAATCTTGTACCGTATAACTGTTTGGTGTTGCTGATGTATCTGTTTTGTTTACTGTATATGGCATTTACTTTATTCCGTAAAAGTTGTTAATGATTGTATTCTTAAAGTATAATCAATCTGTATCAATCTGTTCAAACTTTTTTGCACAGGATGGAAGATCACGTGAGTCAATAATTTGTTAGACGATCCGTTCTCTGTGCCTTCCCAAGATTTTAATCCTAATTCGTCAAACACATAATTTCCGTTGAAATCTGTTGTGTTATCAAAAGCCGCTTGTCCTGTTGGTTCGCCGTAATCAAGAGTACAAGTCACAACGATATCTGTATATTTGTTGCCCGCTGTGTGACGCACTTCCATTTTGTTTCTAGTGGTATCTTTATTTGTAGATGAATTATCGTCTATCACTTTATAATATGTTTGATTATAAAGTGTTGCATTAGTACCTGTTGAGTTAGGAGTTAGATAGGTAATAATTCCTGTTGGATCTACAGTGGTTCCACCGTTTCCAAATGCCATTTCGTGTACGAATCCTGTTGTTTTATTTGCAAGACTGTTGGCCAGTGCAGTGGACATATTTTCATAGTGTATTGCGTTTCTTTTATCCACAATAACTTCGCCTGATTCTGGATCCCAGATTTTGATGTGTCCTTGCATCATTACACCTGTTTGATCCTGAGGTTTTTTCTCAGACGTTTTTTCTTCTATTTTTTGATTTTGTTCTTCTTGCATCGTACTATATTTATTCAGGTGCATTTGTTGGTTCTCCTGCTATGAATTTAGCTTGGTTAGTTGTTGCTCGTTGTAGTCCTTTACCGTTTGCCGCTGTGGATACACCTGCATCATACCACACATATCCGCGTTTTTGTAGTATTTTTACTTGAGTACCTGAGGCAGGAACCGCTGTAAATGTGACTGATGCTGTGGATCCGTCCACAATGTAATTTACAGTGCTACCGTCCTCACTAGTTGCTATCAATCTTCGGCCACCAATGAAAATGTCTAACTCACTAGCCGAGGACGGTGCATATGTTGTGGCAAATGAAGCAGTACTACCGTCACCTGTATATGTTTTGGTATAGATAGTATCTGCATAAGGCACAATTTGATTGCTTCCAAAGTCTACCACGTCTGCTCCAGAAGAGTGTGCCTTAATTCCTGTTCCAAGAGTACCACGTCTGATCTGTCCTAACGTGTTACCTGTTTTTGTGAAAAATTCAATTCTTTCTTTGTCTATCATTATAACACCTGGTTGATTTGCTGATGCACTTGGTATTGATAATACTGATCCGTCTGCAACTGTGATTGTTGTTGATTCGTCATTTACATCTGCCGCCAATGTTGTTGTGTTATTTTTTGAAATTCGTTTGTAGAAGGTTCTGTTCAACATATCTTTAAAAATTCTGTATCCAGTTGCATTTGTTGATCCATCCACAGCAAAATATAGAACATCTATTCTGTCAGCAGTGCTTATAGTTCTTCCAGACACTGTGATTTTATTGCCTTCTAATAAGAAATCGTGTCCGTATACTAGAGGTGATTGATTCAACATTACGTAAACATAGTTGTAATCATACGGTTCAGCGGCAAGATAAAACTCCCCTGATGCTCTGCCTTCTAACACTTCTCTTCTAATTTTAGATCCTACGGCATTGTTAAATGTTGTCACAGTTAATACATCTCCTGATGTAAATGTGATACCATCTGCAGATATCTGTGTTGTGTTAATGTTTAAATCTGTTGAGGAAATTTTATAATGGTTATCTACCAGTGTTGTGATAGCAACGACATCACCTTCAGCTGGTGCTGTCACAAATTCTACCTGTTCAGATCCAATGTTCACAATATAATCTGTGTTAAGCATCTGTTTAGATCCATTTTTGTATAATTCAATCTGTGCGGCAGATGTGATTGTTTTAGCAGGATCTACTGTGCTACCATCTGACAGTCCCGATACCACTCCATATTTGAATGCTGTGGTTGTGCCATCCCCAGAATAATAAGTGTTGTCTGGACCTCGCAAAATTTTTCCATTTAACTCTACGATAGTCAACCCAGCATATGGTCCAATTGCTCCTGGAGGATATGTTAAACCATATGTTAGTGTTGCTCCGTCCCAAGTTATTGCTTGGGATCTTAATTCATTGTATGCTCGAGTACCTGGTGTTTGGTTGAATCCAGCAATTTGAATTGCGGCATTAGCCGATGGTGCAGAAGTAAATGTTACTGTGACTATTTTGTTCTGTTCTGAAGTTGTATAACTTGTAGTAGGTACGCCATCTATTGTAACATATAACTGAGGCAACGAGCTGTCTAATTGATATGTATCTCTAGCACTGGTAGCAAAACTTCTAGTACTTCCATCTCCTGTGAATTCGTTTAATAGCACATAATTAGATCCTGATATTGCAAAACTCTTAATGTTGATTATCGCATCTACTGCTGGTGCAGGAGTTAATGTCACAGTTTTTGCTTGAACATCTACTGTGAATTCTGAGTTAAGTGTTTGTGCTACACCGTTGACCGACACAAAAACACCTGCTTGTGTGCCGGGTTTTTGTCCTATATTAAATGTTGTTGTGCTTCCATTACCGATGTATGTTTTGTTTATAATAAATGGTACACCAGATAATGGTGACGTATAAACTTTAATATCCACTGTGTCAAAGATTGACCCTGGAACATTCTCTTCTGGTGCATACGAGGTGTCAGGTGTAATAAACGCATCACCTTCAAGGTTAATGTCTGCTGGATTTAATCCCACAGCACTCGTAAACTGACCACCTGATATCAAAGAATCTAAAATTCTATCATCAGTGGGTGTAAGTACTTTGTCTTCGTCAAAAGGAATAAATTCAACTTTGACGCCATTACCTGGTGCTGAACTTAATGTAAATGTTTTTGTTGATCCATCACCTCTGAACACATCTGCTGTTTGTCTTACTCCGTTATAATAAACTGTATAAACTTTTGTAGTAGCAGGTGCTGTTGAGAAAGTGAAAGCAACTGTACTTCCATCTCCATAGAATGTTCTCACATTTGAAGATCCATAAGAGTCCCATGGTGAATCGTACCACGACGATCTGTCCCATCCTTGATCATTAGAGAATGCAAGTCCTGTAACTTGAACTCCACCGTAATCTATGCCCTCCATAACCTGTGCTAACTCATTGCCTGCCATTCCTGCTGTTGGTGTGTATAATCCGAGTGTTCTCTCTGCGGCAGTAATATAAGATTCATCACCTCTTAATTTTGTTAGGTCTACTAAATGAGAATCAAAGTCGCTAGTGGCAGTAAATCTTGATGTTGCTCGATATAATTCATTATTGTATCTTATTAAACTTGCATATTCGTAAGTTGTGCCTACAGTATAAGTGTACACTGTAGCATCTCGAGCCACTCGGTCAAACTTAACTGTAACCTCTAGGTCTCTCACTGTGCTATTGACTAAATTAGCATAACCCTTGGCTTGATTTGCTGGGGTGCTTCCTCCAGATTCTCCGCCTGTGATTGCAACTGTAGGAGTGGATGTATATCCAGATCCTGCATTAGTAACTGTGATTGAAACAACTTTACCATTGCTGATTTTTGCAACAGCAGTAGCACCTGTTCCGCCACCGCCTGTGATAGTGACTGTAGGTGCCTGTGTATAGCCAGATCCTTGATTGAACACAGTGATTGAACCAATGGTTTTTTTGTAATTGTCTATCCAGAACTTCCACGGATACTCTGTGATTCGTGTAGAATCTGCTGGACCGTTTATATCAATTGATCTAATTCTTGCCTCAGAAGCATCATAGAATGTAGGGTTATCAAAGTCTGTATTGATTCCATCTTGTGTTTCAACGTTGGTATAGCCTACTTTGTATTCTCTGATTTTTGTGTGATACGGTTTTACTTCGCTGATATAACTTTCTACATAATTTTCTGTGCCTGTTGTATAAGTTTTTCTTTGATCCAATCGTCTAAATGTATTTGTTACATTTATAAAACTGGTTTTAAACAGCCAGTCCACATACAATTGTTGTTCTAATACGTTTCTTAATGATGTAAAGAAAATATTATTATATTCAACTTTTAAATCTCCTACAAATATGTCATCTCTCAATGCAGTTAAAATTTTACGAGTTTCTGTAGTTGGAACGTTATCAAAGAAGTTACCGTCGAATGTATCTCCTCCAGCAAATCCAATATTTTGAATGTTATAGTCATAGATATCTTTTTTAATTTGAATTGTACCGTTTTGTGTAGCAACGTTGGACCATCCGTCATTAGTTTTTACATACAACTTCCATCCGCCGGTGTCAGCATTTTTAACTTTAACTATTTGATCCGTATCTAATGACAATTCATCTAAGTTATACTCGTAATTAACTTGAACATCAATCCTTGTATTTGTGTCATAGCCCGAAGCATACCAGTCTGCCAAACGATAGTAGGCAGAAGTTTTGTAGGTCTGCACTCGAGTTCTTGAGAATTCTGTGCCTGTCCATTGATATATCGCCCAAAAACCGTTTGAGTTTTGCTCATCAGCTCTGACCAGATAATTCACTGTGCCACTTAATTCTCCTGTGTTAACAAAAGTTAAATCTTGATAGGTATCGACAGTGGCATCCCATAATCCTGATTGTGCTGTAGGTTCTGGATCTTCTGAATTTAAATTTTTAAAATTAATTGTGCCTGCTAATTGATTTTTTAACAACACCGAGTTTGTGTAATCTATTAGTTGTTGAAGAGCCTCAAATCTATCTGTGAACCAACTTTGTCTAGGTCTCACACTTGTTCCATATCGTTGATTCACTGGAAGATCAATATCAGGTATTTGATTACCTGCCTCGTCTGATCCAATTAAACTATCCCACCATTTTTTTTCTATTGAAGCATTAGGTCGATCATCCTTATTACCTTCTTGAATTATTTTCCATATTTTATGTGTCTGAGACTGGTTTGTATTAGTTTTATAATCAACATTTAATACAGTATTTTGAGTTATTAAAGAATCTTTAATATTCCAAGTAATTAAACTGTTTGTATCACACACAGCAAAATATTTTATACCACTTGCAAAAGGATTAGAGATTAAATTAGACACATAGCTTGTAGTATTTTTTCTTACCACTACACTCTTCGCTGTATCAGGTAAGAATACAGAATTTTTAACCCAATAATAATAATAGTTTATAAAACCGTCTACAGTAGAATTATATTTTTGTTTAACGGTGAATACTGTATTGTCTGGATGTAAAGGTTGGCCTGAAATATTTTGAGTTAATCCTGTTACAGTATTTGATCTCTGTGCCCATTCACTTGGAAGTAGTGTAGACTCTACCCATTCGTAAATATCTATTGACGATCCAGGAAACAGTTTTCCCCAGTTCTTGACTTTATATTCTTGTCCACCTTGCTCATACCATAACCATTTTACTGTCGACAGATCCCACCATACTGTGCCTATTTTCTCTTCATCCCACGCCGTAGATGGGTTGACTACTTTTGATGTTGATCCAATATTATATACTGCTGGATCCCAGGCGGTTTTGTAATTAATTTCTCTGTCAGCAGGGCCTAATATTCTTCCTTTCACAGGATCATAATAGTTTAGATAATCTATAATTGCATTTTTACTTCTATCAAAAATAAATCCAGAACTAATTGTTGTACTGTTTATTAAAGCTGTTTCAGTTTCTAACACTGCCCAAGCATACGTACCTGCAGTCTTACAATCAAACACGCTTACAGTTCCGTCGTTTACAACACCACTTGCAGAATCGTCGTCTGGTGCACCTACATACAACTGATTGTCTGTGATACATACACCTCTACCAAAATCGTCATTAACTGATACTGAAGTTGTAACAATCTTATCATCAATAACAAATTTTGTATCATACATAGTGGCAGTAAATGCACCACCCGAACCAATGTTTGAATCTACAATGTTTGTATCTTGTAAATCAAATGTTGTGGCACCTAAATCAAATTTCATTGTCCTTGCGTTTGAAAAGTTTTCAGCACCAATTACTACTCTCGTACCTGCATCGTTGATATCTAATGAAGTACCGAATTTCATATTAATTTGATCTTCTGGAGATTCTAGAGTTTGTTTTAATGTATAAGTGTTGGTGCTTCCATCATCGTTCCATTTGTAATAATACACAGCACCTGCATCTGCTTGATCTGTTTTATCATGATTAGGAGAACTTATAATAAGTGTTGTACCATCTTTGCTCATCGCAATATCTTCGCCAAAGTTAGTGTTTAATGATGTACCATCAGCAGAAACTCCTGTCAGAGTCTGTCGATGAGTCCAAATATTAACCGTGCTTCCGTCGTTGGTGTGGCCTCCTCTTGTGAAAATTTCTACTGCACCTGCATTGCCTGGAGATTTTGCCGCAACTGCAAGAATGTCTCCATTATCGCTAACTGCTACTCTATGACCAAATCTATTATTACTGCCTGCATTTGACGAAGTAATTGAAACATTGTGCGTCCACGTATCGTAGGTTGAACCGTCTACGCCAACCCCCCAGGTATACATATGAACAACACCATTGTCATTATTGTGTCCTGGAGCAGAAACAAATAGATACTTCTCTAATGTAGATATTGTACTAGAAACACTAGGTTCAGCGATAGTATGATGCCAGCCAAAATTTGCATTTTCTAAATTAGTGCTTCCGTCGTGTGGTGAAGTTAATGTGCTTAATAGAGAATATGATTTTGTAGTACTATTCCAAATATAAATTTTTATTAGACCCGATTCCGTGTATCTTGTACTGCCATCTCCGCCTACTGCATCTGTATATGGCGCACCTGCAACCACAAAATTCTCATCGGTGCTTATAGATAAACTTTCTCCTAATCGACTGCTCACTAGTTCACTAGCATCAGTCATTGTGGTACTGCTTTGAATTGTGTACTGTGTTCCCGCCGTGCTTTGTCTTCTAAAAAAGAAATGTATGGTTCCTTGTCCTCGCGATGGAGCAGAAACAACCACTGTTCTTCCATCATTTCGAGCAACTATACGATATCCAAAATCTTGGTCATTGTTACTGTCCGGCGAAGTTAATAATTTAAATGTATATGGATCACATTTTTCATAAATTCTCCATAATCCATCGTTAGACTTAGAATCAACAAATACTCGATCTCCATTCTTCTCGTTTACTATATCAATATCTTGATATTCTGAATAATTTAATTGATCATTCACATTATCTATACTTGCTAATCTAACAGAAACTAATTTATAAACATCACCAAATGTGTCTAATGTACTGCCATCTGCTAACCGTGATAATGCTATGATCTGATTTGTTCCTGAAAAATCAAAAACAAGTTTTCGTGATGAAGGCACTGATGAAATTTTATAAACACCATTTAAATTAGTAAATTCAGAATTTCTTATTGCAAAATATATGTTTTTTGTAAACGAATGATCTTTATCCAATGTAACTTGTAACTGTAGTCCTTCATTAACATTTTCAATTCTTACAATTTTTATATTTGTTTTTGAAATTCGTTGAACGTCCCAGTCTAAATTTTCTTTATTAGCAATCCACAGTAAATCGTTGTCTTCAATTAAATTAACATCAAGATTTGTAATATCTTTGACTTTAAATGCTGTGTGTTGTACATCTTGCAATCGAGGATAACCTGCTGTTTTATATATTTGTACTACGTCTCTGTCTATTCCTGCAGAAGAATAATCATAACGAGAGAAACTGTCAGCCACATAATCAAGTGGTTTATTATATAAATCATCTACTAGAACACGTATAGATTTTGACCAGTCTGAATTATTAGTAGGATTATCGAGTATTTCAATACTTTGTATATTGTCAGTAAATTTTGTATCATCCATTGTAATTTGTACTGATTTTGTATTGTCACTGTTTCCAAATTCTCCTACGCCGATCATCCATTCTGGATATAGAGACAATGAAATATTTTCACCTTCAAATCTTGCTTTTAACAATCGATCAATTGCATTCATTGTACCTTTTTCTCTGATATAACCTTGATAAAATTTATACTGGGTTATGTCGTTGACAAAAAGATTTTCTAAATAATCTCTTGATTGGTATCCGACTAATTGTTGAGCTAGTTTCTGTTGTCCTTCCACAAAGTTATTAGTTTCTAAATTATAGAAGTCATTAAATTGTGATATTTTATAATCAAAATTTGGAATTAACTGAGCGGCTGGTTTTGAATCATTTTTATTCCACTGCTCGTAATCAAATTTAGATCCTGAGTTGTGATTAGTTTTTGATACGTAAAATTTAGATTGGTGTTCTATTGTGTCTCCTACTGCATAATCAGTGTTTGGAGACCAAATACTAATTTTTGCCTCATCAAAAATAAATCCAGGTGAATAGTAATCACCATTCCAATTAGCAGTTTTCCATCCTACTAGTTTTAATCTTGCCTGACGGAACCCAGTAGATAACTCTAATAATATGTCGTTGAATACTGTGATATTATCAAATAATATAATTTGTTCTTTCTGCACAGCGTTTAGTACTACATTGAAAATACCTTTTTCAGGATCTGTACTCTCAATATCAAAAGTTGTACCTACTCTTTTAGTACTAATACTTTTCTTACTCATGGTTCTTCCACCAGCATCTAACACTGTGTATTCACCTAATAAGTTTTTAAGTTTTCCTATTGTGCTGTTTTGTGTTTCTAATTCAAAACCTTTACCTGCAGGCGATAGAGTGATCGCTGAACCTGGTGCCCACCCTTGGCGAGTCCAATACACAAATTCTCTAGCAGAAGTTTCCCAATTGGCTATTGCATTTATTTCATTGGAGAATTTTTCAAAACGGAAACCTTGTGATTCAAGATACTTTCCGTACCCTGTTAAAAAGTCTACAACTTCTTGTGGTGTTTTTAAAACAGATCCGTACGTTAAAATAGATTCTTTGACACTGTAATTTTTATATATAACGGCTTTACCATTACCCATAGTAATCGAATAACTGTTTCCGTTTCTAATAGGTTGAAGATATTTGAAGTAAGGTCTCAGAGTATTGTATCCAATGATTTTATAACCGCCATCTAAACTTGATCCATCAGCACCAATGTCTGTGTTAATTTCTATCAACACACCTGAATAATCATATTTTGCAACAGGATTAGATGTTCTGAAAACAATCTTATAATTTTCATCTGGAATAAATTGAGAGCCTGCTGTACTACCTGGTGAAAATGAATCTGTTAATATTTTTAAATTGTCTTTATCTGTGAATCCACCTAATTTGTATGCCAACTGCACACTTAGATTTTTCATTTTATCATAGTAATACACAGCAGGATCAAGAGTATTTTTAATCAAATAATTAACTATAAAAGGTTGATATCCTGCTGTCTGATATCTTGTTACTATACCTGTAGCAGAATTTGTTACAGTTTCTAAATGGTATCGTGCTGTTTTAATATCTTGTCTTACACCTGTATCTAAATCAACTAAATTACCTGCTGTGTTTGGAGTCAATCTTGAGTTATCAAAAAATACTCCAAAGAACTTAGCAGGACGAGTTAGTGCTAATAATTTTATAACAGCGTAAGCATAATCTGAGCTTCTGCGCCAAGCAGTTTCCGCTGGTGCTTGATCTCCAAACTGCCATCTTTCTGCAATGCCTACACCTGCGTATGTGTCAATTAATCCTGTTTGAATTGGATTCAATAGTTCTCCATTTTCATTTACAGGCAAACGATTTAATAACCCATCTCTGACATATCTTTCATTGGTCTTTCCAGCTGGTGAATCGTATCCTGCGGCAATATCCTCCCACATCACGGAGTTGCCAGATGTGTAAGGTGCTGGTCCATATCGAGATTCCCAGGTAGAAGGTTTTTCTGTATAACCCAGCATCTCCCACGGATGAGTATGCGGACGATCTGTGTCATAGAAATGTTTGTATATCGCTCTCCAGTAGCCTGGTAACTGACCGCCATTGATATCTTTGTTGAATTTATAATTGTATGTGAACGGATCCGCGGCAGAATATGTAGAGTTTATCTGATAGTCTACAGCATTCTTACCTGCCCAGGCATAAAAATCTGTGCTTAAAATGTCTGTGATTTCTTGAGCTGTGTAATCTGTATCTACAAACCCAGAAGGTATAACTTCTGATGCTGGCAGAAGAGTGTCGTTATACGCAGTCTTACAGTTGTTATAGATTCTTTTTTCTAATTCTAATAGAATATCATCACGGAAGTCTCCATATGTTTTGGTTCTTGAACCATCGTGTCCCACGATCACGTTGGTCGCTGTTCTATAAGTGTTGTCTGACACCAACTCTGGTTTGAATTTTGGATACATTCCTAGTTTGGTTGGAGTGGGAGGAACGAAACTGCCTGTAGTATCTGTGTAATCTTTAATCACTAACTTATCGCCGACTGCAAGTGTAGTAACAATTGTAACACTGTCTTCAGTAGTGCTGAATGAGTAGTCTGTGCCTCTCAATAATAATGTATTGTTAAGATAAACATATACTGCTCGATTACTCGCTTTTGTGACGTCAAATTGTGAATCTATCGCATACGTTACTTCGCTTTCGTCTTGAACTGTATAATTCCTTATAGAAACATTTTCTCCATGACCCACCATATCTTCGTAGAAGAAAGGAAAACTATAATTTTTATCTTTAGCTAGTCCTGCTATGATGTCATCCACTCGCTGTGCGACAGTACCCTCATAGGTTTTACCTGTGTCGTAGTTTAAAAATGCTTCTTTATATCGAACATACTCATCACGACAATAATCTAATGCACTTACAAAATTTGCGTTTGTGTCAATTAAATTAAAAAAAGCCGCAGGCAATGGTCCTAGGTGCTGTAAAATTGTACCACCTTTTAATCGCACATCTGGTAGATCTCGAAGATTGGATGATCCTGGCATTGGTCCCACAATGTCAATGTTCTTTTCATGAATGTCGTGAACGTGTTTTAATATCTGACCAAATGTGGCAGTTGCTATCTGTTCGTTGAATGGATTGGTTGAAATATTTTCTGGAATTTCGTATAAACCTTCAGCAGACTGTTTGGCTGTTTTACTGTAACATTCTAATTTAATTAAATCGCCTACAGATAAATCCTTGCTGAATTGAACAAATTTATGTACGGTTCCATTGACCAGTGTGTAGTCTATGGTTGAATCTTTTCTTAGGTGGTTTACATCCACTGACACTTCTAACTCTGCAAGATCTTTTGAATTAGCAAAAACATCTATCGCAAACAATCTTTTTTCTTTGGCATCTACTGTGTATGTTCGAACTACTCTCTGATGGCTTTGTGCTGGTCTTTTAATCCAGGCACTCTTTGAATTATGTGTGAGTCTACCTGTGGTATAGTGTAGATGTCCTGCACCATATTTTTTTGTATAACTGTTTTTGTTGAAAATATATGAGAATGAGCCAGACGAAAGGTCTGTTTCAAACACAATGTCTCCTACATTGTTAATTGTATTGTATTTTACTCGTTTACCTAACACTGTGTCTATAGGAGACGACGCTGAAACTTTGTAATTAAAAACTTTAGCACCTGTAAATGTACTGTTAGGATACACTGTTGTGTCATCAAATGGTGTGTGATGATCGTCCCACATACCAAATAGGGGCTCTTGGTTTAGAGCAGTTTTGGTTTGTCCTGTTTTCCAACTCTTTGTGTTACTATCATAATAATAGGTTTTTCCTTGATTGCTGGTACCTAATTCTACAAACACCGTTTGGCCATCTTCTGGGGTGGTATCTATAGCTTCTGTTAAAGATATCACAGATCTAGAACCTACAGTAACAAAATTAACCACATAAATTTTATTCTTTACGAGAGAATCTGTGTCAGCTGTGAATAACACTCGCATACCGTTCACTAATGGAACACCGTCAATAATATATCCTGGAGTGTTAGGAATAGTGCTCATAACATCTGTTGTTTTATCGTCGATAAGTGCAATGCTTTTTTTTGCAACAGTGCCGTGATTATATAATGCGAGGCCTGAATCAAATTCTATAATTGGTCTTTTTGCTCGATCTCCTTCAACTAGATTAGCAGTATAACCGTTAGCATTGGCAGTAGCTTCTATGATTGCTCGATGAAACCATCTATTGTATCTTGACCAGGCATTTCTATCTACAGAATCTCTCTTAATTGTGATATAATCTGGATCCTTTGGTCGATAAAAGCTGATTGAATACGGTCTCGAGTCATATGCAACTTCGTCGTATAATGTTGTGGTCTCTTCAGAATAACTCTCTGGTGTGATTAGATCTTCAACATTGGTTAATGTAATGTCTTCACCTACTCCTTCGATATAAAATTGTTTACCTGCATATGTGGCGCTATCTGTCACATTGGTTCCAAACTTAATTTTCATACCATTAGAAAATTTTACCCCAGACCCTGAGGTATAATTTTTTGCTCCAATTATGTCGTTGGCAACATCAATGTTTGTGGTTGCTGAAATAGTTTTAATTCTTATTACACCGTGCATACTAGCATGAGTACTACATTGATAATAGAGTACGTCAGGAGCATTAGATGGTATTTCAAAAGTTACAATACCGTTAGAAGCGCCGTTGCCGGTCACTCCATTGTTGTATAACACAGATGTTGATCCATCCACCGCTATACCAGTCTTGAAAGGTTCCGTCATTATGTAGAATGGATGACGACCACGTGTGCCTGGAGTAGTTCCTGGACTGTTAACTAAAAATTTATAAGTGTTTCCTCTATAAAGAGTTAATGTTGGATTTTTTATGTCTTTAATATTAGAAAATTTATAAGCGAGACCGTCACTTGTTACATCTATTTCTGTAACAGCACCTGTACCTACTGATGGAATTAGAATTGGATTTGGTCCTTCTGGTAACCAATAGTATTCTCGATAATTTACGAGTTTGTCAAAATCTATAGCCGGATTCCAAGCATACACTGTTTCTCGAGATAGTCTGTCATGATTGTCTACGTTACCTCCAAAGAATTTGATTTGATTTATAAAATCGTCATAGGTTGCTGTAAATTTAACCTGATCTTCAGGATTAATTGATGAGTTATCTCGATCAATGTAAGTTACTGCGGGCTCTAATTGATAATCTTCTCTTAATTTGTTAGTACTTGGAACATAATTGTCTGTATTTTTATGAGTGTAAGCATATCTTCTTCCAATATATCCATCAAGTCTTTCCAACTCGCCTGGTTGAATTAATTGATCTACTGTGCTTCCTAAAAACCGTTGGTTATTATCTGTTCTGTAGTATGAAGGTAAATGAGCAACGGATCTTCTAATCTTTGTGCCGTTACTATCTGTAACAACTTCGAAATTGGTTTTTGAATTTGTTGGAGAGTCTGCCATCGTTAGTATCCTGTGCCACTACCTGGTTGAGTAGACGTGGTCACTGAAGATACTGCTGATGAGGATCGAGTGTTTGATGTTGTTGAAGTAGTCGACGTAATCACTGTTCCTGTAGACACCAACTGATTGGCTCCAAGTGCATCAATGATTTCAACGTTATCAACGGTGGCCCCGCTAACAAAAATTTCGTCTGCCGCTGAACTGATCTGAAACAGAGAACCAAAACTCTGTGTAGATTGGTTAGGAACAATTACCACAGTCAATAGATCTGGTGCAAGTTCCTGGTGTATATATGCGGCTAATTCTGTAAAATAAAAAGTGTCACCAAAATCAAAATTGTTCAGTGCAAAGAACTCATTGATAGCGGCAATGACTCGAGTTCTAACCACAGCATTAGAAACATTAGTTTGGGTGTTTTTTACAACTTTAAATGTAGCTCGATACTCCTCGTTTGCTTGTGGTCCAAATAATATATTATACTTTACAGGATGATATATAATTTGATCTGATAATCCTTTGATTGCATTCAAAGAAGAAGAATAACTGATTCTCATTTGATCACTGGTACTTGGTTCGGGTTTTGTACCGCCTTCCTGTAACCAAGTTCTAAATAATGTATCGTAATTTCTTTCTAATAGATAGATATCAATAATGTTTGACACTGAAGGATCAATTCGTGTGTTCTGTCCTGCATTGTGTCTATACTGAAAATCAATCGAAGATCTGCCTCTTCGAGCAATATAATCTGTTGAAGTAGTTAAAGTAACAGTTGTACTATTGTATTTTTTGATCACATTTTCTGAACTTGCATAGAAATAAAACAATTGTCCATTAGTGTAAGATCCAGGCAGAGAAATGTCTGATTCGTTTTCAGTAACCACAAAGTTTGTTGCCGCATATGGTCTGTATCTTTCAATATTGTTATAACTGGTGTACTTTTCAAAGAAAACAAATTTTGTTGACACACTTGTGTTTGGTTCTACAACGATATCAAAAATTTCTGGATTATCCACCACACCGTCATCATCTCCGTCATAAAATCCCACTTCAACTTTGCGATTGTCTTGATACCCATCTGCTTCCTGCACAGTGTTCACTACCTGCCAATTAATTGGATAGCCAAAAGCAGTTCCGCTTGTTGGAGACGTATTATTTTTTAAAATTTTTACTGTATCTTTGACAGTTGTGCCTGTAACATAATCATATATTTTTTCTGCGGCATCGTAATGGAATTTATTTTGTCCTACTGATTCAAAAATGTATTTTAATGATCGGTATGTTACTGTATATGTGTTTCCATCATTAGTAAATTTAAAGAACCAACTTGCATCTAGATTTGAACTTGTGGCATCTCCAGCATATGCAAGATCAAACACAGAGGATGTACTTAGGTTTGCACTTGTGATCACTTTCCATTCTTCGTTTTCTTCATCGTATCTTAAACCAAATTCTTCATATGATTCAATTCTATTTGTTAAATCCTGTTTCAAAGATGCAGGAAAATCTGTTACAAAATTAGGTATTACGGCATTTAAAACTGCGTTAGCGGGTACAATACTTGCTAGTGTTATTGGCCCTAACCCAGATTCTAGATTACCTACACCTCCATTGGCTCCATCACCGTTTACTAGAGCAAGTTTTGCCCATTGTCGATCTTCAGCACTGTTTGTACCATCTGTAACTAATTTTCCATTTAAAAATTTACGTGAGTCCGGAGATGTAAATTTAATTAGAGCACCAGGTTTCGCATATTTTAAATTTGATGTGGCAAAGTCTCCAACCACCAACGGTCCCGAACCATTAAAAAATCCTGTGTTAGTATTTGTGCTAGTCGTTGTGCTAACCCAACTCGCTGATAGAGTTGATAGATTTTTTGTTCCATATTTTAAGTAATAAAATTGTCTTGCACTTGCATCATTTAATTTGTTTTCTACATTAGAGTTAATTGTACTTAGGATTTCGTTTCTATTAGTAAATGTAAATGTAAATGTAGGTTGTGTTTCTTCTCTATAAAGAATACCATCATCGGCATACACAGCAACATTTGAATATGCTCCAGATGGATCAATAATCTCTTTAGCTCTGGAAATACCTGATGCTATTCTGTTTGTGGATTTAATTTTAATAATCTCTTGTGAAACTGAAAGAGGTACAACATTGTAATCTTCTGCTGTAATCATTCTATTCTGTGCATAATACACCTGTGATGCTTTTTGTTTTATAGATTCATTTGATTCTGTTGCCGCGGCGTTGTACACTGATTGTTTCAAACTTGCTGTCATTGTTAACGTCTGCTGACCGCCGTTTGCATCTTGGTATGGTATACTAAATCTTATCGATTGAAGGTCTGTACTTTGGATTGTGTACTTTTGATTGTCGCTGGTTCTGTAATAAAGTCTAAATGTGCCAGAAGGTAAATTAGAAAAATTTCCATCGCCAAACACTAGATCAATAGTATCATTATTTTTTGTAATAACATTATAAATGTCTCTTTCATTCTTTGATAAAGAATTATAGATAACATTATTTCCAGACAATGCTGGAACTTGTGTCCATAATTTTTGTATTTGTCCAAAATCGTCTAATTGATATAACCATACATCGTTGTTATTAACATTCTGTGTAGAAAAAGATTGAACATAGTTTGTGGTTGGTTTTTCTATAGTAAAATCTTTAAATGCCAATGACCCTTGTTTGAACATTGAGAAGAATCCAGTATTGTTTGAGGAATCTCCAGACCCGTCGGATCTATAAACATAAGAAAACGCTCCGCCTGATAATGGACTTTCTTCAACGATAGATTCTCCAGTGCTCAATGATGCTGGTACTATTTCAAAGTTCCTAGTTATACCGCTGATAGCTTTAGTGAATTTAAAAATTGGCAAATCTACGTTGGTTGAGTTAACTGTGTAAGTTTCAGTTAATATACCTCCAACTGTAGCAGTTTCTTTCGGCCTGCCAAAATTTTGACCAGTAAAGTTTGCCGCATTTAAAATTGTTACAAATTGAGATCTATAATTTGAATTAGTTGGATCATTCCACACAATTGTGGTATTCGCTAAGTTGGTACCTGTAAAATCTCTGATAGTTTGAGTAGTTGACACTGTATCAATTTTTAAAAGTCCTGTTGCTGATATATTTCTTTTTGGATTATAATTGATTAATCTTGCTAATCTTAAAATTGAATCTCGTCTTTCTGCTGTGTCTAAAAAATTTTCTCGAGCATTTAGGTCCACTCTGAAAGAAAGTGATTGTGCTATGTAGGCAATAAGATCAATCAGAGCCACATACTCTGAAGACTCTACGAAATCGTTGAAATCGTCAGGATAGTTCTCACGAAGATATGCTATCATGGTTCTTCTTAGAGTGGCAAAATCGTAGGATTTAAAATCTGCCTGTTGAAAAGCAGTGTAGATTTTTCTCCAATCTTCCGCAACTAATAATCTATTTTGTCTATCTGTAGTGGCCATGTGTAATTACAATGATATTTATAAGAAATAAAATATGCGTATATTAAGATAGACGTAATATGCTGTCTTCGTCGAAAGAAAATACAAGTTTTTCAGTGATATTGTATGGCACATAGGTCAGTGTTGCTTCTATCTGTAAACCGTGTTCGGCTTGACTCACTACAATGTCTGTGGTTTTTAAACGAGGATCAGCATTAAGATTTTGTGTAACATCATCTAATATGGCTTGTTTTAATGCTTCAGTAAAAGGTTCAAAAAGAGAATCATATATGATTGTACCAAACTCTGGATTTTCTACTCGTTCTCCTTTACGCACACTCAGCCTATTAATAAGATTCTGTTTGATGAGACTAAAATCGTACAGTCTATAATTGTCTTGGTCTGCTCGAGAACTAAACCCTTTAAATACCTGACGTGTTATGCCTGTTTTACCCTTTTCAGTTTCTGCCGCCATTTAATCTCTCCAATAGTTGTGTATAGTCAACTTTGTAATACCCTGTTGAATCTAATTCAACACACTCACTGTATTTACTCTGTAAAATTTCTTGGGCCATCACACCAACGAATCTTTGTGTTTTATTAAACGTATAATTGTATTCATAGAAATTTACATTATTATATGAATCAATTTTAATAACGTTCTCTTTCAATCGAGCATCAGAGAATAATTTTCCTATCGACGAAGCAACTGAAGCAATAGTACTCGAAAAACTAGAACCAAAATTCGAAACTAAACTTGATACTTTAGTCACTGCGGTAACTGCTCCTCCTTGGAAGTTTTTGAATGTGTTAGATAAAATTCCTCCAATTCCAGCCTGCCCATAACTGCCAAATATACCTTTGGTTCCTGTATCAAAATCTCCTAACGGTCCTTTGCCAAAAAGAATATCTTTGCCAATTTCTCCTGCTTTGCCTCCTGTGATATCATTTATGCTTTTAAAAGTGTTTGCGGCACTCATACCAATGTCAGCAATATTTGACAATTTACTAGATCGTCCTATTATTGCATTGAGTTGGTCAGAGGCAAGGTTAGTAGTAAGTTTGCTTAAATCTATATTAACAGAACCACCAGTACCAAATATACCTTGCGTGCCTGTGTCAAAATCTCCTAATGCTTTTTGGCCAAACAAAATATCATTCACTTTAGTATCTCCTAACGATATTGCAAGATCTGGCATATCAGGAATATTCAAACTGCCTGCTCCAGAAAAAACTTTATTGAGAGATTCTAATTCTAGTGTTTTGTTCAACACATTGCCTGTTGTGGTTTTTATTTTATTAATTTCACTTAAATCACCAAATACTCTTTGTACATCACCTGTGATTTCTTTTCCTAGATTAACTGCTGAAAGTATTTTGCCCCCTTGATTAATAAACACTTTATCTTTTAATTGATCTAATGTTGATCCTGTAATAGTTTGAATAGTTTGTTCCACTGCCTCACTTATACCTGCTGAAATTGGACTTAATTTGAATGGTCCAGAATCTAGAAGAGCATACAATTTGTTATAATCTTTTGTAAATTGATCTGCGGCCGACTGTAGTTTTGCCAGTGTAGGGGAAGCAATATTACCTGTGCCTGCTTCGATTGATCCTGTTAACTTATTCACTGCACCAGACAAACTGTAACCTTGTTTTTCCATGTATGCTTGAAGGTCTGCCTGGAACTGGCCAATTCTCACTGTGGGGTTATCACTGGTTCTGTTTCTTTGAGCCACAAACTGTGCTGTGCCTGGCACAGAAGAATTTGAATCTGGTTCGTATCCTGCAAAACTAATCACCTTATCATAGTGATACGGATATGGTTCGTGTGTTGGCACTCGCATACCCGACATCGAAACTGTACCTATAGGTGATACTTCAATAGGACGCAGTAAAAATTTTGCCACTGGATTCACATCTGGAATATATTCTCTTTTGGTTCCTGTGCCTGACGGATCCAACACCGACGTTCTTTCAATAGTTTTAACAAGATCATTAACACGACCCACTGAGTTAAAATGAATCTGTGAACCAATTAGATGTTGTACACCTATTGATTGTTGCATAATATTCTGTCCTACATCTGTGATAAAACTGCCCACAGGCGCTTTGTTAACAATGCTACCTGTGGTGGCTTGAAAAGAAATATCTTGATCTGCGTAATTTTGTATTGCGTAACCGTCTAGGACCAATTTACGAGCGGCACTTAATTTAATATCATTATGAGCAAACATATTGATGTTACCATCGCTGTGATAGTTGATATCACCCCTTGCTCTCAAAGAAACGTTGCCGCCTGAATAGATATCTATAGAACCGTTAGCGGAAAACTCCATCCAAGTGTTACCTGACGCATTGGCAAGATACACAACACCTGCTGAATCATTCAATAACAATTGATGTCCTGATGCTGATCTTAATCTAACAAGCTGGTTGTTGCCATTTTTATCGCCGTCGTCCAACACAAAAGTATGTCCAACAAGACGATCCACAATATCTGTTCGCACACTGTCTGTGGCTCCTATATTTTTTGGAGATGAGGACAGATCTTTTCTGCCTGGAGTACTGATTCCAAACACTGCACTAGGAGATTCTCTTCGTGCTGATGATGTAGTTGTACCTCTAATAGGATCCCCTACCAACCCTTGTTGTCTTAAAATCTCTGCTGATGGATGTATTGGATAACGTTTTCTTCCGTCTTTGGCACTCTCTCCTGTGGCTTCAGAATAGCTTCTATTCACTTCTCCAGCTGGTAACGTGTCTGTTCCATAAATTGCCTGTTTAGCAGAGCCTGCGTAGGAACCTTCTGATGCTTCTGGTTCTGTCATAGTTTGATCCAGGGCTCCTATACCTGGAGTCATTTGATTTAAGAATGGTTCAACCACACAGCCTATCCAGTAGGCCTGAGACATATCACCTTCTGCAAAAATTACTAATACTTTGGTGTCAATGTCAGGTGGTACCATCCACATACCATAGGAATGTTGGCTTGCTTTGTAACTGGCTGGATTAGATTGATCAACATATCTTGTGGTTTTGGCTCCATAGAAAGGAGAAAGATATTCGCAGATAATAAGTTGTGTTTGTGTACCGGCTAATCCTTTACCTACCAAACTTGGAATTAAAACTTCTAATCTTCCCATTCTTGCAGGGTCGATATTATTTTTAACAATAGCCACATACGGTCCAGAGTCGACACGTATACCTGTATTATCTTTTGAAGGAGATTTATATGATGCTACATCACCTGACAGTCTCGATGCGTTTTCCATTACCATTAGGATGAGCCCTCTGTTGCTGTGAGATCTTGTTCTCTACGATCTGGAGATCCAATGATATCTCCGTCTGGACCTAGTGCATATTCTGTTGGTTCTCCAGTGCCTTGTTTCTCGTTGCTCTGATTATTGAATCTTACACAGTGTAATGTTTGCATAAATTTTCCACCATTAAAACTGTGCGTGGTCTTGTATACTTGATACAATCCACTAAACATTCCGTTTGACTCGTCTTGGAATCTATAAAGTCCTGTTCTGTCATTAATATCTGTTGGCATTTTAAAATTTATCAAAATAATAGGGTCGGCTAGGTCAGTATTGAAATTACCAAAACGAGTATTCCACCCAACATCGTTGCCGTTTGTATTGCTAAATTCTTTTAAATTTTCATCTTCAGAAATTGTGCTGTTTGTTCTAATTGACATAAATTGAGTCTGTGGTATCCATGCAGGATCTCCCATAATGTCTAATCTAATATTCACCATATCAGCCTGTGGATTTGTCAGTTGATCCATAAACACATCTACTAATTTATAAGTCTGTACAGTGGCTCCTGTAGAGGCGGACGAAGCTTTTGATCCTACATTTGATTGTAAAGTTAATAACGTCTCAACAGAATCTACCGTACTACCAACTTGGCGATAAGTGCCAGGTTGTGTTGTCTTAAAATCAATAACTGAAGAACTCATATAATTTGCATCTACTTCTTTAAGTGCTGTTTGATAATAAGCCATTTTATATTCAATATCTAGATCTAATACTTCAGTATTGTTGCCTGTAAACAAATAATCATAAATTTTTTTAGGATTATATGATCCTGCGGCTCCAAGCGACACTCCAGGTACTGATAATTCGTAAACATGAATTTTATAAGGATAAATGTAAAACGTTATTCTTTTTTTCTGTTGCTTGGTGATATTATCAAAATCTGGAAGAATTTCTATAGACGATTTGACTCGAAACCAATCTACAAAATATCTAGAGGGATCAGAATCTAAATACGAAACCACATCTTTGGCTGTAAATAATTTTTTTCCGATCTTATTTGTTGTTGCTTGTATAGTCCTATCAAACCAGTTGTCTACCAAATTTCTATAGGTGGGTACAGACTTCATTGCTTGTTCAATAATTTTTAGTATTGATGTGGATTCGGAGATCTGTCCACCTTTGGTATCATATCCGATAGTACCAAACGATTCTGCACCTTCGCTGGCTTCAGGGAATTGAGTATTATCCGCCATAGGTACCTCTTTTAAATTACGTTTTCCTTTGTACACAGGCTCCATTGTCTCTGATGCTAAATCTGGATGGAGAACTATCTTGTATTCGTCCTGTTTACCATCTTCAAATAATTTACTGTTTGCTTCGTCTTGAGTTTGAGTGTTGAGAGCAAGTTCTAAATTATGCATATACGACCATACAGTGCTTTTTTGTGTTAAACTAATAACACTGCGAGTATATAAAAATCTATTCATATACGCAGTTTCGTTGTGAGGTATTGCTTGAATACTGTATTCTGAACCTGCTTGAGTTAATTTTAAATCACATTTAAAAATTTTAATAGGAATGTATCTAGTTACTGCGTCTTTATCCTCAGTTACAGTTTGTCCTAATTCATTAAATCCTCTAAACGTTACAGTTAAAAGATAAGGAGCATTAGTATGATCACGGAAACCGTTATTTGCGGCCGCCGCTCGCATCTTATTGAATAAACTTATTCCAGCAGGCTCAACAATTGTCATATTAATTCTTGTTACAGGAGCAGTGCCTCTTTCAGAGTTCATACCGTGTGCAGAATCCATTTCAACTGATTGAAAATACAGGTCTCTGTTCTGTTCTAATATCTGACGATCTCTTGCTAATGCTTTGATACCTCGAGCAGATAAAGTTTCTGCTGTTTTAGTAGACAGTCCAAAATCGTCGTCAAGAAAGTTTGGTACGTTCTCTCCCTGACCGATACCCGACGATCGTGCAATAATATCGTGTGGTGCTTGGTTTATATAACTACACCGTTGAACTTCGTTTGTACTAATTCCGCTGAGTGTAAAAAGATAGTTGTAGGAAGCGTATTTGTTTAAAACATTTTTTGACACATTTTGCGTGGTGATGTTTATTGACGAAAGTGTATTGGCTTCAGAGAGAATGTCAGTAATTTTAATGTCTTGTGTTGCCATCTTATATACCCAAATCTTTTTGCAGATTACTTAACTTAGGCAATTGAATAGTTACTCCAGGAGCAAAATCGTAGATAGGATCTTCGATCGCATCTGGATTTCTCTGAGCAAATACCCACCATAGTCTTGGTGTGCCATACAAGTCATAAGCAAGAAGGTCAGGTCTATAAGCATATATTCTATCAACAGTGTAGGACACATCGTCTGCTTCAGCAGTGATTGTTCGTGGAACAAAAAAATCTAAACTGATATTGTTTTCAGGTGTGTTATAATATGGAGATGTGTTAGTATATCCCGCCATTAAATAAATCCTATCCCGTCATTGCCGTTTAAGTTACCATTAACAAAATCTTTCATGTTGAATCTTTTCATACTGTCTCGAGAATAAATTGGTTGCAACGATACAGTAATATTACTCGATGTTGGTGCCCACGTATCAGGAATATTGTCTGATGACGCACTGATTTTTTGAGATGTTCTTACACGATCAAAATCGTATGCTAAAGAGTTTTCTGTAGTGTTTTGAGATGTAGAAATATAATCCACTCCTTGAGTCAATTCACAGTTAAAAGATGTAACTACCACAGGCACATTCTTAAAAACATAATCTCCATACCCTTTTAGATGAAGAATTGGAGGTGGGTTACCTTTGAACTGACGTTCATCCCCACCAAAAAACATTTTAGTTACTGATCTTAAAAAATGTAGTGTGGCTACCCAAGATTGAGCATCTTCATAATTTTGTACAGGAAATTCTCCCACAATTGTTAAAGCGGCACTCTCTGAATTTGAATAAGCAAAGTGCGGTTGATTTGAATGTGGCATTAGCATTGGATTATAAGATGCTGTATGTTGCAAAATTACACTTGGTGTTAGAGGAAATACAATACCCCTCTCATCAGATAGTGGTGCTAGAACATTTTTACCAGATGCATCTCTAAAAAATAAACTCTCTATAGGACTACCTGTTGGTAGAGTTAATTTAACTCTCCAGTCAGTTTGTTCATTCCTCACAGACCAACGAGCCTGTCCTGACGTGGACAACGGAGATTCGGCACCTGGATTTAATCCAGCACCGAATAATCGACCTAGTGTTCTGTTAAAAACATTGCCAGCCGCTTTGCCTATGCCTTGTAATGGATTTACTGCCATTTTAATGGTTGCTTTCCTTTCGCAAATATCTTATACTTTAAAGTATATTTATAGGCATCAAAATAGGCGCACTTTATTACCCATACGAACAGTTTAAACGAGTTTAACAGGAGAACTATGAAACGAGTAAACTATCTAAACAACAAAGATTTGTTGGCTGAAATACACAAGAGCAAAAACTCATACTGCTCATATGTGTCTGAAGGTGATGATCAGTACGATGTTATTGTTACTGATATTAAAAAAATTAATAGTACAGCAATTACTACTGCTCGAAAGGCTCGTGCCAAAAGAATGACTCAGCAGGCCTGGGAAGCGGCTAAAGAAACCGGAAACAAAAGATTAAAAATGTCAGATTTTGAAGTGTCACCAAGAAAAATTGAAAAAACAGATCTTGTGTTTCGAGTGATGACTTTTGATCACATACCATTAGATAGCGAAAGAAAAAGAAATCCCAAATCCAGAGCAGATCATCACACAAAAATTAATTTTCCTCCATTCCAACATTTTCGATTGGACAATAAAGGGCAACCCAAATGTGTGGGCAAATCACACTGGCAGGGTGGTATGGCAAATGGAAAATTTAATCAGGAACACGGTAAGATGACTAACAAACTCGCACTGATGTACATGAAATTGTGTGAACGTTATGGCACAAGAGCTAACTGGAGAGGTTACACCTACAACGACGAAATGCAGGCACAAGCACTAATGCAATTGTCACAGATTGGACTACAATTTGATGAATCTAAATCTGATAATCCGTTTGCATATTACACGGCGGCCATTACAAACTCGTTCACTCGTATCTTAAACATTGAAAAGAAAAATCAAAATATTCGAGACGACATAATGGAGATGGAAGGCATGATGCCGTCCTATACTCGACAAAATAAAAACGATATGGAACAGCAGAAACAAGAAGATGATCGTTTAAAAGTGTTGGCCAAACACAATAAAGCGATTGCTAAAAAGATTGAATCTGCTCCTGTAAAAGTGTATAGTAAAAAAGCAATCAAAGAATTAAATCGTAAACTAAAGAAGACTGGAGAAATTTCAGCAGAGGACTTCGAAGAGGTAAAATAAATTATGCTTTTTAAAAAGGCGGCGTGTTTTACAGATATTCACTTTGGATTAAAGGGTAATTCCAGAGTACACAACGATGATGCTGAAGCATTTGTGTATTGGTTCATACAGCAGGCCAAAGCACAGGGCTGTGAAACCTGTATATTCCTGGGAGACTGGCATCACCACAGATCAGCCACCAATGTTTCCACAATGAACTACACCGTTTCCAATATGGAGCGATTAGGGCAGGCATTTAATAATGTGTATGTGCTGATGGGCAATCACGATCTGTTCTACAGAGAAAAAAGAGAAATTAATTCTATGGAGTTTGTAAGATACATTCCCAACGTGCATATTGTGAACGAATGGCAGTTAGATGATGACGTGGCGCTGATTCCATGGTTGGAACCAGACGAACATCTTAAAATACCAGATCTTAAACAGAAATACATTTTTGGACACTTTGAGTTGCCCTACTTCATGATGAACGCAATGGTAGAAATGCCTGATGTGGGCGGTATCAAAGCAGATCATTTCGTCAATCAAGAATATGTGTTCACTGGACACTTCCACAAAAGACAACAGCGAGGCAACATACACTATATTGGTAATGCGTTTCCACACAACTACGCAGATGCTGGCGACGATGCTCGTGGTATGATGATATTGGAACACGGTGGCAAACCGCAGTATATTGATTATCCTGCGATGCCGATGTATCGACACTATAAAATTTCGCAACTGTTGGATGATGCTGACAGATTATTGAAAGAAAGAATGTATGTGCGTGTGGGATTGGATATCAAGATATCCTATGAAGAAGCCAACTTCATTCGTGAAACTTTCATGGACAAATACAAACTCAGAGAGTTTCAACTCATACCAGAACAGCTGGATCAGGCAGAAGCTAGACCTGTGTCTGTAGAGAAATTTGATTCTGTGGATCAGATTGTGATCAAACAGTTGGAAGGTGTGGATTCTAAGACCTACGACAAACAAATACTAATGGCGATTTATAATAATTTAGATGTTAACAATTAAGACTTTAACTGCAAAAAACTTCCTATCTGTGGGTAATCAAGCACAGAGCATCAATTTTGAGGGTAAAAACCTTGTGTTGGTTATAGGAGAAAATATGGATCTAGGCGGCGATGATGCTGGTGCTAGAAACGGTACAGGTAAGACCACTATTATCAATGCTATCAGTTATGCTTTCTATGGTGAGGCACTCACCAACATACGTAAAGACAACCTAGTTAACAAGACCAACAACAAGGATATGTTAGTAGCAATTGAATTTGAAAAGAACGGCATACGTTACAAGATTGAACGAGGCAGAAAACCACAGGTTCTAAGATTCTATCGAGATGACATTGAGCAGGACTCTGACTCCAATGAAGCACAGGGAGAAAACAGAGAAACTCAACACGAAATAGAAAAACTGTTGGGTATGAGTCATTCTATGTTCAAAAATATCATTGCATTGAACACATATTCGCAACCGTTCTTGTCTACCAAACAGTCGGAGCAGAGAGAAATTATAGAGCAGTTGTTGGGTATTACCATACTGTCTCAAAAAGCAGATATGCTGAAAGAACAGATGAAAGGTACCAAAACAGAATGTATCGAAGAGAAGTATCGATTGGATTCTATGATACAATCCAATGAAAAAATTGAAGAATCTATTAATAATTTAAAATTGAGAAACTCTGCGTGGAAAACACAACAGCGACAAGACATTGAGAAGTTCCAAGAAGCCATTGCTGAGTTAGAGAAAGTAGACATCAAAGAAGAACTGGAACTGCATAAACGAATTCAAAAACAACAGGATGATCTAAAAACACTGAGAGGACTGGAAAAAGAAAAGGCCTATCACGAAGACAGTCTTACCAAAACAACAAGACAGTTAGAATTAAAGAAAAAAGATATTGAATATGCTGAGGATGCCAAATGTCCTACCTGCGAACAGGCACTACACGATGACAAGCATCAACAGTTGTTGGATAAACTAAACCAAGACCTAAAAGAATTAAACGAAGACGAATCAAAACTCAACACTGAGTTAAAAATAATAAACGAAAACATTGAGAAAATTGGAGACATTGGACAACTACCTGACACATTCTATGACACCATAGACGAAGCGTACAATCACAAAGGTTCTCTGAAGGATCTAAAACGACAACAAGAACAAACAGAAAAGAAAGAGAACCCATATCAAGAACAGATTGAAGAACTTACAAAATCAGCACTGCAAAAAGTAGATTATACTAAACTTAATGAGTTGGAAGATCTACACAGGCATCAAGAGTTTCTATACAAACTGTTAACAGCCAAAGATTCGTTTATACGAACTCGTATCATAGAACAGAACTTGACATATTTGAATCAAAGACTGGCTTGGTATTTGAATCAGGTGAAACTGCCACATACAGTGGTGTTCCAACCAGACCTCACTGTGCAGATTGAAGAGCTGGGCAGAGAATTAGATTTTGACAATCTAAGTCGAGGTGAAAGAAATCGTTTGATATTGAGTTTGAGCTGGGCATTCCGAGATGTATGGGAAGGCTTGTACCAACAGATCAATCTACTGTTCATTGATGAGCTGATAGATGCTGGTATGGACGCATCTGGTGTGGAATCATCTATGGCAGTATTAAAAGAAATGTCAAGAACACAACAAAAGAATATATTCCTTATTTCTCACAAGGACGAGTTGGTCAGCAGAGTTAATTCTGTGCTGAAAGTGGTAAAAGAAAATGGTTTTACCAATTATGCCAATGACGTGGAAATTGTCATTTAACCGAACCGTACATATAAACTTTTTCTAACACCTTCTTTCACAGGATACTCTAATCCATGGAAACTATTACTATCGTGTAACATAGAGTAACCACTGTTAAATCTAAATGGAAAAATATCAAAATAATTTTCAGAATTTAAATCATCAAACAATACTGTACCTGGTTGTATATCCTTACCTAAATATATTTGTAATGATAACTTAATGGAGTCGTTATCTATATGCGGTGGTAAAAAATATCCTTTAGTATCATACCAAAAATCGCAAGAGTTCAATTTGAAATTTTGATTATACTTTTCCTCTAGAACTGCTCTAATAGAACTGTGACTGAAAATAATTTTTAGCTCTTTTACAAGTTTCTCTAAATCGATTGATTTTTTCCTAGGCACGGTGTGTTGATTCTGTAATTGTTCTGTTTTGAGAGAATCAACAGCATTGTTGATACGATTTACCAAATTATCATCAAACATCTCTGTAAATTTTTGGTAAAATATTTTATTTTTTTTAATTAATGGTGATTTTTCTATTGACTGTGCCACAAATCTAATGCTATCATTGAACATACGTTAATTAATTATCGTACGATAACAAAGGAGACACAAAATGTCACAAACACACGACTCAATTATGTCAACTATTCAAACCTACTCAGAAGAGAACGCAAAGTTCACTGACAAAGGTGTGAAGGCTTCTGCGACAAGAGCAAGAAAAGCCCTAGCAGAATTGGCAAAATTAATCAAAGCAAGAAGAAAAGAAATTCAAGAATCGAAAAACGCCGAGAAGGCCGCTTAATATTTCTTAAATTTTGAATTCAAAATGAAAAAGCCTGTGTAGAAATACACGGGCTTTTTTATTGCTGATCAATCAGGATATTTTAAACACCACATAGTGTATTGTCTGTCTGACATACGAGCTTCAAGAACAAGATCGTCATCTGTAAAAGAAATAATCAATCCATTAGCATCGTATATCTCTTTAATATGTGGGAAATCTTTTAACCAGCTTTCACAGCGTACTTGTAATTCAAACGTGTCTAATCGATTGAATATTGGAATTTTTGCCAACAGTCTTTTTGCTAATTGTTTATTCTTTGACCAAAGTTTTACCATGCACTCTTACTCTAATATGTCCATTGTAGTATATGCTTTTTTCTAAAACTCGTCTATCAAATTGTTCGCGAGCTTCTATATAATTGCATTCTGCTTTACTTTGACAGTAATATAAAATTTCTCGTTTAAATTTGTCTTTACCTATCACTAATATGTCTTCATTCAGTGCGTCACTGCTACCATAGTAGTCGCGCCAGTCAGAAGCAACAGCGCCGCGGATGCGTTTACGCACTTTTTTTCCGTTTTTCTGCGTGTGCATTTTATATCGCGTAGTTTTGAATTTGGCCAGTTTCTTGCCCACATACATTCTACCTGTGTCTGTGTTGGTAATGAGGTACACGAAGCCCACACAGTCCTCTGGTAATTCTGTAACGGGTTTATTTTTGTAGATCCACATTGTGTTGGTATTTAAACTCAAGAATCTTGGCGGACAAATTCTACGATGTTATATATGTGTGATGGGCAACCGTATCCATCCACCAGGCAAACACAGCAATTTTTCATAGGCAAATACATAGCGTCCACGCAGTGAGCTCAGAAATGCACCCGCAAGGGAAGGTGAATCTGAAGATGCAAGAGGCAAAAATGATGGGGCTCTGAGAAACAGCACCCCCAGGTTCTATTGAGACTATCGTATAAGGATCCATAGAGCTCGCGTTGTAATGAATGAGCGAACGGGTACAGCACAACCGCCCGACGAAAGTAGCGATATACGGTGACTGCGAACTCACCACAGAGTTTCAGTTTGGTTCGGCTGGCAACAGCCGAATTATGACTGCTCATCTACCACAGTGTACGCAAACGATTAGATGTAAAACAAAACGAGCGAGAGCGAGTTTTAGATGTGTGCAACACATCTCCTTAAATAACACAGTGGAACTGTTATTCAATCACACATTCGGGCGACAAGAACAGCAAGACATAGTGTACACACCAGTGTGGGCATATGCAGACGAGTATGAAGATGGAGATATGCTGGATGGCGGATGGCTGTTGTTGGATCGTCCACACAAGGGTCGTGAATGCTGGTACCAATCACGTTCGGTGAGGATTGATTCGGACAGGTACACTCCTAGATTTCCCAAACATCAGTACGACGGCAACAATATTACCATAAAAGAAATATTTCCGCAACGCACCGAAGATCTTGCTCTGTTACCGCTGAAGAGCATCTACGATCAATACATCGCTCGCAAAGGATTTGTTGATCTCTATGATCCGTTTCTCTGGTTGAGCAACAGAACCAGTTTCCTGCTGTTTGAATGTCAGAAAGAAATTGTGGGATTCACTAAAATTAGAAGATACTACTGGGAGAGTCCCTACGATAATCAATATATGTTTCCAGGCGAGGACTGGGACACTCACGGAGTGGCTGGCATAGAGACAGTGTTGCACGCCAGCATCGTGCCAATATCTGCTATCAGTGCAGATCTTGAGATTCAATGGGCCATAAATCAAGGAGCATCGTATGTGTATCTGGGTGCGGGCTACGAGCAGGGATCAGAATACAAGTCATCCTTTCGAGGGTTTGAATGGTGGACCGGATCTGAGTGGAGTCGTATAAAAAAAGCCTACAAAAGATTGTGCAAGAGAGATTCCGAAACGAAACTCATTGATGATCTTCCCTCCAAGTAACCACATCATCGTAGCTCTTGGTAGACCAGTTTTTATAATAGTCTGAGGTTTTCTTGAGTATCTGTGCGAAACGATTGAGTTTGTCTCTCCTTTGAGCAAACAGCAGAGCATAGCGACCGTTGGTTACTGTGACTCCTACCACAGTTTCGCGATAGTCAGGATGATCCTCCAGCACTGTAATATTTTTAGGATTTAAAACCTTGTTCATTTCTAGTCGTATCTTGTAGAGTTGTCGCCAGGTCCAGCGTTTTCGA